CATCTATCACCGATTTCTCTAATAATATATGGGTGTTCAGCTCCAAGTTTACTTATATTATCATTTCTAATACCTAACATTCCTGTATCATTAATAAGTTGATTATAATATTTTTCTAAAGATAAAGCTGGATCACGACCTTCTTTATGTATTTGTAATAATGTTGAAGGTCCATTACGTGCAGCTTTGTTTGGACTATAAATGAGTGATGGTGTAGAAGTTGTTAGTGGTTGTGTTAATGTAACATTTACAGGTGGTATTCCACCAGCAAATAAATTTCCTGATTCTTGTTGTGTTTGTGCTTGTATTGTAGTTGTAGTTGTATTTGTAGTAGGTTCTTCTATAGTTGGTATTGAATATGCTGAAACATAATCAGAAACAGGTGTAGTACTCCAACCTATACTAATTGTACTAGGTGGTGTAGATTTAAATAATGAATCATAAGAAAAACTAGTAGTATTACCAGCTGTAGTTGTATCACTACCGAAATTGGTATTAATTTTTGATAAATCTGATTTCATTTCTAATAATGGCATTATATTATCCTAAACCTTCTGTATTTCTAACTAGTTTTCTAAGATGTTCGTGAGTTGTTGGGTCACTATAAACATTATTACCACCTGCTACAGCCGCTCCAACTGCACCTGCCGTTCCTCCAGCTGTATTATTTCTTACAAGTCTTGATAACTGTTCTACACTCACACCGACACTCTCTGCTAAAGCTTTTCTCTGAATAACATTCATTTTATTAAACTCAGCTTCACCACCAACTTGTCTAAGAATTTCTTCCATCATACCAGTTTGGTCACCTGTAAGGGCTAATTGACGGGCTCTATCAAGATTGATTTGTCTACCAAGTAATACTGATGCTTCTAATTGTGCCCCTATAGATTCTTCAAAATTAAGAAGTGACTCTGATATACTTGATACAGCACTCATATCCAATCCTAACTTTCTAGCAGCAACTCCTGCGTTAATTAAATTTTGACCACCATCTTTAGCATATGAAGCGAAAAATTCAGCATTACTAGCTATATCTTTCATTACAAGTGCCGGTGCTACACCCGCCGCTTCAATCATAGCTGCATTTGTTCTAATTTGATTTAATAATACATCTCTACTAGCACTAGAAATTGATTCCATTATAGAAAGTGTACTTGACAACTCTTCTGCCGTTTGACCTGTTGCAGCTGATGTTCTTGCAAAACTTAAACTCAATTTAACTGATTCTTGAACACTCGCACCTAAATCATTTCTTATTGCCGCCTGAGCTGACCTTATATCTTCTACATCTAAACCATAACCTTTCGCAGCAAAACCTAAAGCTTTAGTTTGAGCAGTTACTATAGCGGCTTGAGTAGCTGAAACACCTAATTCTTTACGAGTTTCAGCAATCGATTCTTGTATTGACAAAAATGCTTTGACTGCTGCTGCACCTGCAACTATAAGACCACCCATACCACCAAGCAGAGTATCAATTGCACTTGCTGTTCTACCTGCATTAGATGACATACTAGCAAAACCTGGAGCTATTTCATTCATTGCAGCAAGTTGTTCTGCTTGTTTAGCTGCAATTTCATTCATATCTTTAACTTCATCTTTTGTTAGATATGCTTTCTTTTCAGCTTCAAGTCTAATTTGACCAATGTGTTTTGCTTGGTCTTTATATGCTCCCGTCATACCAGCAAGTATCGGTCCCATTTCTTTTATAGTACTTGCTAACTCTTTTGAAGCATCTTTAGCATCTATAAAATTTTGAGTACGAAATTTACCAGTCTTAGGATCTCTTGCCATTTTGTTTCCTTAGTTGTCTTTTATAACCAATCAGGTAATTCACCTCTACGTATAGTTTTCAAATCATCCTTAGATAATTTAGCTTTAACTGCTTTCTTTTTGATGTGTTTATCTAAACTATCTCTAGCTTTTTCTAAATCTTGTTGTATTTTGGCAAACTTAGGGTCTTTTTTTGAAAGTTTGTCTATTGCTCGTGAACTTATACCACTACCTATTTTTCTAAATATTGCATTTAGAAAATCACCTATCAAATCTTCATTTATTTTTTTATACTTAGGCATTTAAGTCTCCGAATAATTAAGTGTTGTAACTCAATAATAAATATCAAATATATAGAAAATTACTTTTTAAATGAACTTTTATGTTTGTTCATTTCTTTCTGTAATGCGTCAGCTTCTTTCTTATAGAAAGTCTGTAATCGTTTTAAATAGAATGTTCGAAGATAGATTGGTAAGTTATATGCATCACTAAAAGTGAAACCACCTTTAGAATGTAATATTAATTGAAAGACTTCTTCGTGTATTTGAAGTTTATACTCCGGTGGAAGGCCAAAAAAATCGTAGGGTGACTGGAATTGTCACCTCTGACTCCTTTCCAGTTGAATCAACAACTTTTGTAGTCATATCCACATCTGGTGTGATTGATGTTAAATATTCTCTAAATGCTAATGAATCTATTGATAAAAATTCATTATCTACAAAATTATTAATATAGGCTTTATCTGATTTACCGTCAACTGATATTATCATATTTTTTAAACGAGTAGTAAGTTCAAAACTTTGTTCTTTAGATACTTTTTCTTTAGCTTTTACTTCAGCAGCTATATTTTTTTCATCACCACCTGTTAATAATTTAAATGTAATTTCTCTTTCAGAGTTTGGTAATTTAAAATTAAATAAATTTTGACCTTTAGTAAACTTACTAAAATCTATTTTTTCAGGTTCAAGTATAGATAAATCTACAGTTTGTTCTACTCCATCATAAGTAAATTCATAATCTTTACCATAACCAAGAATACGAGCGGCAACCATAATAGCATTCTTATCTCCGATCAACATATCATCTAATTTAACTGATTTATCTATAATCAAAGATTCTAGTAATTTATCAATAACTAAACCTTGTTGAATTAGATTTTGAGATGTAAGAATATCTTCTTCTTTTGCGGTCATATATTTTACTTCTACTTTACCACTTGATAGTGGATGACCATCTACGTAGAAGTATCCTTTGGATGGTAAATCTACCATCTCAGTAGGAAACTTATAATCAGCCATAACTGACTCCTTTGTGATTTAAAATTAATAACCTAATAATATTTGTAACTAATTTACTTTTTACTAAATTTTTCAGCTGCTGTAACACCAAGTCCAACTACTACAATATACATAAAAGCTTGTAGTACATTTTCTTCAACTGGTTTACCGAAGAATTGACTTCCTACCCAACTTCCAACCATTACTAAAAATGATAAGAAAGATATAAACCGTTTACTTGATGTTTGACCGTCAACATCTGATAACATTTTTTTAAAAAAATCCATTTATAATTCCTCTTAGAATTGTAATATTGCGTAATCGTATTTTAATGTTAGTTCTATTTCAGCTGGATCACTTGATGCATAATCTAAATCACCAAAGTTTACAGCTTCAATATATGTTCCTTTAAGTATCCATTCTTCAACAACATCACCAACTGGACCTAACATATTAAAAGTTACATCTTTTTTATAAAAATCTGAGTATCCATCACGACCTGTTACTGATTCGTGAGATAGTCTTACCCATTCCATAACTGATTGAGCTGCTGAAGGAACTACTGGATCATAAAGATTAACAGTAATTGGTTGCCACGCTCCCTTACCTTTTATATATCTTTTTACGTTAATGTGATCTAAAACAATTTCTTCAAATTGTATACTTGGTCTATTTGCCGCCTTAATCATGTAAGCTGGAACACCTTCAATATACATAATAAACCGATTTTTAGTCTTCGGTTCAAATGGTGTGAACATAATTTGTGAAGGATCTAATGTAGCCATTCTTTATTCTCCTAAAAAGTATTTTATTTCTACTCATAAATAAATATCAATTAAACAAATTTTTTATAATTTTGTTATAAAAGAAAAACCCCTTATAAAAAAGGGGCTTTTCATTATACATTATTTTGTTTTATAAGTCAAACTTACTCAGGAAATGTAGCTCCTGTAGGTTGAACAACGAAATCAAGTACGATAAACTCTGCAGTTCTCGTAGGTTGAATAAAGATTTGTCCAACTAATTGATTTCTATCTACTACATCTGGTGTATTATTGGAATCATCCATTACTACTCTAAATGCACTTAAACCACTATTTGACTGTACTTGTTCTAGATACGGATTAACAATATTCAAGAAACGATTTCTCAATGCTTGACTATTTTGTTCAAATACCAAATATCTAGATGTACTTGCGATGAATTTTCTCAATCCAATCAACAATCTACGAACATTGATTCTATCTAATGCACTTGGTTTTCCTTGTAGAGTTTTCTGTCCAAATACTACTACACCTTGACCTGGGAATGAAGCTATTGGATTGATTTTATTTTCATATAAATCATCACGTTCACTATGAGTTAATCTCGTTTTAGCTTCTAATACTGTAGTTAAACCACCACGATTCAGACCAGCTGGTGCGAACCATTCATGTGCTACTCTATCAGTATAAGATATCACACCTGGTAATACTACTGAAGGTGGAACCCAAACAGGTCTACTTGTATCACGATCAGCTATCTTAACCCATGGATAATAAACAGCTGCATAATTAGTATCTAATGCTTTTATTGTTGACTTAACAGTACTAATACTGTCACTATACCCTGCTGCATCCATTATATAAAATGTATCAGCACGAGATTCAACTTTAGATATAGCATGATTAGTAACTGTAGAGTGTAATCCGTGAATTATACCTGGTGTTACTAACAAATTAATATCAAACTCATCTGCATTACTAATTGCATTAATTGCTCGTTTATATGAAACTGAACCACTAGCTGTAGAATTTTGACAATCAAATCCTTGAGTATTTGACGCTACAATATTAGGTCCAGTTTTGTATCCTATACCTGGATTTCTTCCATCAAATCCCCATTGAAACGGTACAACAAACTTCAACTGTTGAGTTGCTGAACCACTTAGTGATAATGGATTAGTTGCTTTAGAATATGTTGAAGATAATGATGTATCAAAATCATCATTTCCGAACATATTTTCAAGAGACATAGTTACATTATTTCCAGTATATGCTGCATTTGCCAAAGGTGATAAATACTGTATATTGTCATCTTTTACAAATTTATCTAATAAATTAATACCGTGAAATACATTTGCATCAAATACACCGTTATTATCTGTTTGTGTATATTTAAATGAAGCTGTTGGACAAAAACTTGCACTAGTAGAAGGTATTGGACAATTTAATGCTTTATGACCCATCGGTACTACTGTTTTTGCCACTTTAAAAACACCATCTTCTTCAATATTTTTAAAGTCACCAACTCTTATAAGTTTACTCAAATTAGGATAACTACCGTAATAAGTCAATTTACCATTTGAATCAATCTCAACCCATCTATCACCAATTCTTTTTGCAAAGTAATTAGGTGATGCTGGATCAAATGTTAAACTATCATATTGTTCAAGTACATTATCATCATCACTTCCGTCAGGATTATGAACTCTTACTTGTAACGACCAAGTACCATATTCAGAACCAGGGACATCTACTGCTTGTTTAAGATTCAATATATTAATCTTATATGAAGTATTTATATCAGTTCCATGAGACCTACTATATACTCTAAAAAGACTAGTAAAAGGATCCTGTGCTTGAATATATGGTGTTCTTGCAAACTGATAATCTGTATTTCCAGTCCAACTACTGTCAGTTGAATCTCCATTAGAATGTCCAGTTGAACCTCCTTGAAAATCAAGTCCATCAGCTGTTAACTTACCAGACGCTGATATATGTGTATATGTACCATCACCGTGGTTATCTAAATTATGACAACGTTCTTTAAAAACTTTATACACATATACAGAAGAATCTGATGCTCCACTTTTTGTAGACTGTGGATCTGGACTTATTACTTCTGTTATAAAATTAGCACTACTTGTATTAAATGAAAGTGCATAAGTTTCTGCGTCCATATTTGTACCATTTACTACTAATGAAAATGAATCCCAAGAACCACCTGCAGTTACAGCTGTTGTTGTAAAATCTGCAACTCCACTTGAACCAAGTGATGGTGCAATTATTGCAAGTGATTGAGTTGCCATATGACCGGCATCTGCAGCTGATCCTGAATATACGAAAAGTTCAAATGAATCTGCTTTATAACCGCCGATTCCAAGAACTCTTACAACTGTTACAACTCCTGCACTTCTTAAATATTGTTCTACGGTGTAAGGTGTATAAAATCGATTATCCATACCACCAAACATCTCTTCAAATTCTTGAAAAGAAGTTATTTGTGTTGGTGTAAACGCTGGTCCTTTCTTTGTTGGACCAATTATCGCCGCACCGATTTTTCCCCT